GCTCGTCGAGGCGCTCGAGGCGCTGCGGATCGCGACGAGCTCGCTGACCAAGAGCATTGGCTTTGCTTTGCCGAACCTGCAAGGCCAGCCAATCATGGAGGCGCGGCAGGCAACGGCGGCAAACCTTCAAGTAACCGTCGGCTCTATCGCAAGCGGTCAAACGATTACCACGCTTACGAACCAGGCGCAGATCGGCGGCTTTTCTGCGAACGACCAAATCCCCGCGCTCATGCACCTGCAAGCGGACTCCCTTCGACGCAACATCTCGGTGACCTAAATGGCGACCACAAACGGAAATCGGCAAATCCTTGACCTCAAGCGGTGGGAGTTCTGCGCCCCTGCGCCTGCTGCTTCGGCTGCTGGCGCGATGGTCATTTCCTCGCGGCACTTTCGTCAGCAGCAGATGCTTGTGCGCGGGACGACCGAAGCGTTCATGTACAACCCGACCGAGGACGGATGGGTAACTATCACCTCGCCCGCGCTCGCGGGAACTCTTGCGGCAGGCGCATCCGGCACCGCAGGCGCGTGGTCTACAGGTTCAACCATTGGCGCGGCTTCGCTGACTGCGACGGCTGGCACGACCTCGACCATCACGACGAACCAGACTCTTGCGCGTGACCTGCGCGGGTACAAGATTCTGATCATGTCAGGCCCGAACAACGGCGCGGTGCTGGACATCGTATCGAACACCATCGGCGCAAGTGCCGTCATCACGGTCGCAACGCAGGCGAGCGCGTTCTCGGCATCGACGACCTACCGGCTGCTTACCCCGCGCTTCTATGTTCTCGGCTCTGGCACCCTCGCGGCGGGGTCGTTCCGCGTGTACGACTACGCGACGAACACATGGACGACGCTGACCATCACCGGTCTTGCGGCAACCATTGGCACCGACGGCAAACTCATCGCCACGCCTTCGATGGTCGATGGCGATTTCAAACACTTCGCCACGGGCACGGCGACTTCGGCTACTGCAACGACGCTGGTGCAGACCGGCAAGACTTGGACGGCGAGCCAGTGGATCAATTACCAAGTCCGCATCACTGGTGGAACCGGCGCGGGGCAGATTCGCACCATCACGGCGAACACCGCCGACTCGCTGACTGTAGCGACATGGACGACCACGCCGGATGCGACCTCGACCTATGCTATCTCGGGCAATGACGATTTCCTGTACTACATGGGCAACAACGCCGTGACGCTGTACCGATACAGCATCTCCGCGAACACTTGGTCGACGCTTGCGCCGACTGCTGCGCGTGCTGCTGCGCCGGGCGCGGGCATGAGCGGCCATTGGGTGCATTCGGTCGAGGCGACTGACTGGAACAACGAATCATCCATCATCAACGGCAACCGCATCTACTCGTTCCGAGGCACGGCTGGCGGTGTTCTCGACTACTACAACATCTCGGCCAACACTTGGGTCAGCGGCGTTACCTACAGCCCGAACGCCGAGGTTTTTGGCACCGGCACGAAGTACGCGCTACACGGTGGACGGCTCTACATCCAGAAAGACGCAACGGGCCGCTGGTTTGCCTACGACTTTGCGCGCTCCGAACTGTTCCCGTGGTCTACGGCACTCTACCCGCAGGGTGCAGCCATCGTCGGAGACACGGCGTTCGATGTCGTCTACAAAGACGGCGCGACCGAAATCTACTACGTCTATTTCCTCCTCAACACCTCACAAGTCCTGCTTCGGCAGATGGTGATTTGATATGACTATCGCAGAACTTATCAAGGCGTGTGAGCGGCGGCTTTCAAATCTGCATAGCGTGCGCGGGTCAGCGCTTGCGCTTGGCGACATGACGCAGGTCGATCGCATCGACGCGCAGATCGAGGAAACACAGGACACGCTGAACAAACTCCGCACGGTTGCGTAATCGGCTGCCATGTCGCTGCTTCTTTTTTACAAGACCTCGACAGGGCCATCCAGTCCGTCGAAGCTCTGGATCAGGGTCTCCGGCGTCTGGAAGGAGACCACGACCCATATCAAGGTGGCTGGCACCTGGAAGGTGGCGACCGTGTTTATCAAGGACTCCGGCGTGTGGAAGTGACCGAATGTTTTGCATCGGCGGAAATGCCCCGCTACAACGCCATCACCATCGAGGTATTGACGTGACCAAGAAGCCAAAACGAGAAGACGAAGCCGCCGCCGTCGAGGCCGCCGTCGAGGCGCTCGACGCCGCGAAGGTTGCCATCGCCGCCGCAGAAGTCGCGCTCTCCGAAGTCGCGCCCGTAGTTGACGAAGTCGTCGAGGACGGGGACGAAGCGCCCGTCGCCGAGGAAGCGCCCCAGGCCGAAGATGAAGCCGAGCCCGCCGTCGAGGACGAGGACGAGGACGAGGACGAGGACGAGGAGAGCGAGGAAGCCCCCGCCGCCCGCCCGAAAGGCAAGTACAGCGCCGATGAGCGAAAGGCCGGCAAGCGCAAGGGGCCGGCGACGCGATTCTTCCGCACGGCGCAGGTTCAGCGCGACACCGTGGAAGGCCGCTCCGTCGTGCTCGCCTTCAGCAGCGAGATGCCGGTCGAGCGTGGCTTCGGGGTGGAAATCCTCGAGCACAGCGCCGAGGCGATCGGCGCAGAGTTCATCGGCAGTGGGCGCGCCCCGCTGCTCGTGGATCATGACCCCACCGACCAAGTGGGCGTCGTGGAGGAGATCAGTCTCGGCGAGGACCGCGTAGCCCGCGCCCGCGTTCGCTTTGGGAAAAGCGCACGCGCCGAGGAGATCTATCAGGACGTGGTCGACGGCATCCGTGCGAACGTGAGCGTCGGCTACATCATCGACGAAATGGTATCCGACGGCGAGCAGGACGGCCGGGAGGTCTTCCGCGCAACCCACTGGACGCCGCTCGAGATCAGCATCGTGAGCATCCCCGCAGACTCATCCGTCGGCGTTGGCCGCTCGCTCTCCGACAAGCCCATTTCCATCATTTTCCCCAAGGAGTCCCAGAAAATGGACAGCATGAACCCCGCCGGTGATTCCGGCATGAAGGCGGAGCGCGACCGCGCCGCCACCATCCTCGAGCTCGGCTCGCGGCACAACCAGCGCGAGTACGCTGAGCAGGCCATCCGCGACGGCGCGAGCGTCGAGTCCTTCCGCGGCTCGCTGCTCGACAAGGTTTCGAGCAAGCCGCTCGCGACCGCCGACATCGGTCTCACCGAGAAGGAAGCGAAGAGCTTCTCCTTCGCCCGCGCCATCCACGCCCTCAGCAACCCGACGGACGCCCGCGCCCAGCGCGCCGCTGCCTTCGAGTTCGAGGCCAGCGTGGCCGCCGCGCAGAAGGAAGGCCGCGCCAGCCGCGGTCTCACCGTCCCGACGGATGTTCTGTTCCAGAAGCGCGACATCCTCACGGGCACCGCGACCAACACCGCAAAGGGCGGCAACCTCGTGGCGACCGACCTCCTGGCCGGCTCGTTCATCGACGTGCTCCGCGCGAAGATGGTGACGGCGCAGCTCGGTGCGACCTACCTCACGGGCCTCCAAGGCAACGTCGCCATCCCGAAGAAGACGGGTCCCTCGACCGCTGCGTGGGTCGCTGAGAACGCTGCCCCGGCAGAGTCGACCAACTTCCCGTCATTCGGTCAGGTCACGCTGTCGCCCAAGACCCTCGCGGGCTACGTCGACTTCAGCCGCCGCCTGATGCTGCAGTCCTCGCTCGACATCGAGACCCTGATCCGCAACGATCTGGCCTCGACGATCGCCGTGGCGATGGACAACGCCGCGATCTCGGGCTCGGGCACCAACCGCCCGACCGGCGTGCTCAACACGTCCGGCATCGGCTCGGTCACCCTCGGCACCAACGGCCTCGCGCCGACGTGGCAGATGGTGGTCGATCTCGTGCGCGAAGTCGAAATCGACAACGTGGACGCGACGAGCGCCGGGTTCCTCACCAACGCGCAGGTTAAGAGCCGTCTCGCTCGCACTGCGCGCCAGGCCTCGGGCGTTGAGGGCAACTTCATCCTGCAGCCGCCGTTCTCGGACCTCTACGGGTATCCGCTGACGGTCAGCCAGCAGGTGCCGTCGAACCTGACGAAGGGCTCGGGCACGAACCTCAGCGCCATGATCTTCGGCGTCTGGAGCGACCTGCTCATCGGCCAGTGGAGCGGCATCGATCTCATGGTCGACCCGTACACCGGCTCGAGCGCGGCGACGGTGCGCGTCACGGCGTTCCACGACTGCGACTTCGCAGTGCGGTACCCCGAGTCGTTCGCCGAGTGCAACGAGATCATCACGACCTGATCGTGATCGACCTCGTCTCGATCAGGGGCCGTCATTCAGGGCGACGCGCAGTCGTCCTGGGTGGCGGCCCCACTCTTTTGTCGGACCTGCGACTTGTCCGGCCCCGGCTGCAGGCGACCGGCCTCTTCATCGGCGTGAATCAACACGCACTGCTGCTGCCGCTCGACTATGTGGTGTTCCAAGACCGCGAGATTGCGCCAATCCTGCAGGGTCACGGCATTCCGCTCGTCACCCACCACAAGGACGTCGCCGATATCTGGTCTGGCATCATCCCCGACCTCGGCTTCTCGGGCGGCGCTGCCGTCTGGTTCGCCGACTACATCGGATGCGACGAAATCATCCTCTGCGGCGTGGACGACTACACCCAGTCGCGCCGCTACTGGCACTCTCCCCCGGGCTACCGCGGCCTCGAGCTCGGCGTCACCGCGACCCACGCCTGGAAGAAAGTCCGCGACTACATGACGCGACCCGAGATCGTCTCGGTCGCATCCGGCCCCGCTCAACAATGGTTCAAACCCTATGCAAATTGAAATGATCCGAGGTCGCGGGTACCGCGGCGTCTCCCTCGAGCCCGGGCGCGTTGTGGAGGTCGATGCGGCCTTTGCATCCGAGGCCATCCGCAAGGGCTGGGCTCGGGCCTACACGCCCCCTGCGCCCGCTCCGGCGGTTGTAGAGGCCGATGCGCCCCTCGCCTCAACCCAGCAGGTGAAACGTGGACGCAAGGCAGGCTGAGGTCCAGAAGTACCGGGACGTCTACGGGCGGCATTCGCAATATCGGATGTCCGAGGGCCGGCTGTCGGCCATGACCAAGACGATCGCCGGCCTTGGCGGCTCGTTCCTCGATGTCTCAACGGGCCGCGGCGAGCTACTAGCCGCCGCTGAGGCCGCAGGCTTCGGCCCGGTCCAGGGAACCGAGGCCGTGCCCGAGCTCTGCGACGGCAAGCGAGTCGTGCACGCCGAGATCCACTCGCTCCCGTTCCCGGCCGCCGCTTTCGACGTCGTCGTCTGCGTGGATGTCCTTGAGCACATTTTGGAGCCGGACATCGAGCCCGGGCTGCGGGAGCTTGAGCGGGTCACCAAAGGCACCCTCATCCTTGCCGCCGCCGACTACCCCGACCTTTGGGATGGCATCGACCTGCACCCCTCCGCGCGCCCGTATGCCGACTGGCATCAGATGTTTTGCCGAGTGCTCAGCGGAAAAGTAACTTGGGCAGGGCAGACCCCGACATCGGAGGTCTGGAGGATTGAGTATGCCCGTTGAGACCGCCGCCGATCGCGCCGCCATGTTCTCGCTGTCCGATTGGGCGGTGAAGGCGCGCTATCGGTCGCGGGGTCGCAACTATGACCTTATCGGCATCTTCGACAGCGCCTATGTGGGCGTGGATGTCGCCGAGGCCGAGTTCGCCTCAACCCTTCCCGTTTTCACCGTGCAGACCGCAAGCCTTGCCTGCCAGATCTCGCTCGGCGACGCGCTTATCGTGGACGGAACGGGCTACATCGTGCGCAACTTCCAGCACGACGGCACCGGCGTCACCGTCCTGCGCCTCGAAATCGACCTTGACCTCGACTTTGCCGAGGAGGCCAACCTCGAGACCGAGGCGGGCGACAACCTTATCACCGAAGCGAATATGTACCTCCTGCAGGAGGCCGCATGAGCCACGCCCGCCGCACCATCCGCGAGCGCGTGGTGAGCATCCTTGAGGCCGCCCAGGTGGCCGACTCGGTGTCGGCTTCGCGCGTGTACCCGCTCGCCGCCGGCACCGTATCCGCAGCCCTCGTCTACACGAACAGCGAAATCGTGAGCGACGCATCCTCGAC